CACGGGTACGAGACGCACGTAGGCTCCTCAGCACTTTAGGGTTTCCCCTAAAGAACTGCCCTACTACGTGGCAGGTGACTCGATCACTTGCGGCGGAAAGGTCCACCGTAGCGAGTGACGAGTCCCAGGACCCAACGCGGCACAACTCTTGATTGACGGTTCTATCGCGGTAAGCGATAAAATCATTCAACCAAGAATGTTGCGTTCGATCACAAAAGTAGTGCCACAAATTTTGCTGGCACCACTGATGTGATGAAGGTTCCGCGGCGATAAGCCGAGGTCCCTTAAAGGTCTTTGGTACCGAAACCAGACGTGAGTGTGGTGTCTCCTCTGGAGATCCACACCCATCCTGGAACAACGGTACTAAGCCTACCATACGCCCACTGGTTTTACCATACTCAACAAGAGGTTGAGCATGGTGAGCCCACTCCGTGTAGGAGTGGAACCCACAGTCGGCGATTGGAAACTCGCTCTCTAAGGTATCTGACCAGCTGTACCAATGGTACTTATTACTGGGACCAGTAACCTCGGAGATCGCACCTGGGCCGTGTCTGAACCTCCACTCGTCGGGGGAGTAACTCCCTAGAGTTGAGGTGATGATGCTTGACACTTTGTCAAGCATCAACAAGACGTTAGCTGAGACGCCAGACCGAAGTGGTCTAGCGTCGACCTCCCTGGCTCGGGCAGACAGTGATTCGCTTCTCGAGAAGCCTTTGTAGGCCTCTATGAGTCGCTCGTCACTCAAGCCACCAGGAGAGTCCGCGTTCCAAAAGCCGTCAGGCTCAGGGAGCGCTTCATCAACCGCGACGAAGTCGGTGACAGAGTCAACAACGACGTCATCGGCACAGTCGTAGAGGTATTTCTTCGCTACGTACAGAATCTGTCGTAGGAAGAGTATTGCCTCAACGTCTGCGTCGTCTTTCAGACGACCGTTGCTGTCAAAAACGAGTAGGTAGAGTCCCCGAAGGAACTTCGGAATCACTACCCTGCCGGAAAACCGCTTAGAAAGCGGTAATCCCGACAGCTTGTACTCGCCGCCAGATAAGCACCTATCGAGGTGCTTACCTAATGCAGGGAGGTCTTCGAGATAAACTCGAATTCCTCTATGCTCGACAGCAACTAGGAGACGGGTCAGATCTCTCTGAAACTCCACCTCCAGCGTCGGGTAAGCCTGAACAGCATCCTTGAAGATTGCTGTAAAGACTTGCTGCAGTTCCTTGACATGGCATTTAGACACAGATCGGTATTACCTTTCTAGTGTCCCATGCGGCGTCAAGTCACGAGACCTCGTAGGGTGGCCCTCGTCGGGTCCTCCTACGACCCTCCTGCTTCCCAGCAGAGAGGGACCAACGTGACCGATGAAGAATCCTCTCTATCAAATCCCCACAACGAGTGGAGATCCTAACGCAAGCCGCAAGGCAAGCGTCAAA